CGCCTGGCTGGTTTTTGATTATTTCTTCTGACATATTGTCACCTCCTAGTGATTTGTTCATTTGAATAGATCGGCTGTTTTGAGGAAACTACCGCCCCATAGGGATTTTTCAACCATTTCAGGTTGAGACTGGAAGATATCGCCGATATCTCCAGACTTTCGGAATGCGGTGTCTGCTTCCACAGCGTCTACTCGTTTTCCAAATTCATTAAACTCATTTGATACTGCTGCAATATCTTTTGCAACTGCTGCAAATGAATCCTTTACTGTGTCAACATCTACCTTTGAAGACTTAAGAAGTTCTACTTCTGCTTGCAAAGATTTTACTGTTGACAATAGATCGCTAAAGGCTGATGTTAGATTATTCTTGATTTCAGTAATTGCTTCAACAACTACATCATCTGACTTAGATACATTAGCGTCTGCGTCTGTTACTTCTTCAACTGTTTCTGCAACTGGTGCTTCAACTGTCTCTACTGCTGGGACTTCGTCTGACTTAACAACATCTGCTGTTTCAGTCTCTTCTGCCTTTGCAACTTCTTCTGTAACTTCTTCAACCACGGCATCTGCCTCTGGAGCGACCACAACATCTTCAATTACGTCTGTCTTTTCAACTTGTGTTTTTGATTTTGTCATAGGTTGTACCTCCTTGTTAATCTTAGAAGTATTAATGCCTTTAGCACTATCAACTAAGAATTTTATCATTGTTGTTTTTTCATCATCCGTTTTTTCAACGAACCCTATATTTTCCATCTGCTCTCCAGTAACGGGGCTAAGTTCTGACTCGTTTTCAGATGAAATAACAATTCCATTTTCTTTATCATAAAAAACATTTTCTAGTATTGTTGCGTCGCCCTTAATAATGTCGACTCCATCAACCTTTTCAACTGATACAATATTTGCAAATTGATTTGCTGGGGAGTCTACAAGACTCAACTCAACCAAATCATAATCCTTAATAATTCTAATCTGTGAGTCTGACTTCTCATCATAACCGTCATCCCACTTGTTCATCCTTCCACCAATAGAAAAACCAGTTAGTGTCCCATCAAGAACTTTTTCCCATGTGTCTTGTGCACCTTTTGAAACATATGCTGACACAAACACTCCCTTATAAAACTTCTTACTTTCTGGATCAAAATACTTATCTTCTTTAAAATTAATCATCTTGCCAACTGCAAGTGGCTGATGCATTTCTCTAATATTTCCACGAAACTTTGCAAACGCATTCATTGATGCTTCAGATGTAACAATGTCCATCTGCTTGTCAAGGTTATCTAGCGATGCAAATCCTGAAACGACACGACGCTCTTTGTCCACCTTATTAAAAGGCATCGAAAGACGAAGATTTTCCCCATCTGAATTCCAATGGGCCTTAGATATATTGCTCACCATTATATTATATACCCCTTTTTACAACTATATCACAATGTGGACAAATTGGACTATTCGTCAAACTTTCTTCCTTCGCCCTTTGGGTTTCTTCCCGATACGGTTGAAGTACTGTCCGAATTACTGTTTGTTCTTTCTGCATCTCTTGCCCTTGTTGTAGTTGCCTCTGCTGCAGTGGTTGGCTTAAGGTCTAAGACCTCATCCCCACCATCTCGCTGTGGCATGTCCAAGACAACTCTTGCCTCGTTAGGGGTCATGATTTGATTCTTAACATATCTTTCAAGAATCTGAGATTGAGCAATCTCATCTGTTAGTGTTAACTCGTTAAACACAAACTCAATTATGTCTGTCTTTTCACGAATTATTTTATTGATCATCTTTTCAAGTTGTCTCTGTGCTGGTCTTGCAACTTGTTCCTTAAAGGTGCGATCCTGTGCAAGTGCTGCTGCAATAGATCCAGAATCGCCACCTCCAAGTTTAGACAGTGGCACTTGGTGTGCTACCAGGATATCATCACGGTTTTGTTTACGATACTCTTTAAATGAGCCGTCCTGTATACCGTCTTCGATGGGCTCCATTTTAAATTCAACCTTGTTATTTTCGCTATCACCTGGAAGTGGAATATATAGCGTTCTATGCGATTGCCCCCTGAGACTTGTTTGCAAGAATCTAAACATCTTGTCTTCTGCATCTCCAGAAAGTTTCGCACCCTTTAATGTTACAACGTATCGTGGAACTGCTTTATTTGCAAAATAGTCAATGTTGTATTGTGAAGCAAGAGAGTCTCCATGTAGTGAGTTTATGGCCGACATAATGTCTGGCACTCCGTAGAATGTGTTTAGAGGTGAGTACTGCTTAAAATGAATTATTTCATTTGGTCTTGCATCTGTGGTTAATGGGTTTTGATTTTTTGCCCCAAAGTTACGGAAGTAGACAATCTTGTTTCCAATAATTTGAACATAGCCGTCTTTTAGTCTTCTTACTCGCATTGTTGTTGCTGGTATATGTCCAACGTATCCAATCTCTCCACGAGTTGTTCTACCAATTTCTAGATAACCATTTCCTGTTGACTGAAGATCTGTATAAACTTTTTCCATTGTGGCTGTAAAAGAATCATCATCATTAAGAGATTCTAACCAATCACGCATTTCAATCTTTGCTCTTTCAATTCTTTTTCTTGCCTTTTGAGTTGCGCTGTTGTCCTCTGATGCTTCAAGTCTCATCATTGTTCTTGGAGAAACCTTAAACTCATAACCAAGGCCTACAATGTTTTCCACCTTGGCATCAATTGCTGCATGGTTTGCAAATGATGTGTCATAGTAGTTTGCTAATTCATAAAGATTCCATGGTGGTGTAATAACATCGAACATTCCGTAGCCATTTACATATACTAGTCCTGGGTTTATTTCTTTTGATTGTGCTCCATCAATACCGCTTTTTCCAGCAAGGGCTGCAGTTGTATATTGTGTTGTTGGCTCAACCATTTTGGTTGACATTCTGTTTGTACGTCTTTTAAAATTTGCGTCTAGTCCATCTAAAGTTTTTAATGTTTCCCAGTTGCCATTGAATGGGTCTGATTTTGAAAATGTGTCGTCTTTCTTTGCTGCTTCATCAATTCTTGCGCCGATTTCGTATTCATTGTCTTGCATGATTAATCCTCGTCTCCATACTTGGCAATTGTGTCTTTTGCTGCTTGAACAGCACCAAGGTCGTTTAGGGATGGAATGAGTCCAGCCTTAAGTCTATCAACCTGCTCTGAGTATTCTTCTTCGCTTACTCTTGTAAGTCCTGGAACAAATACGCATGTACCATCTCCTGGATCTCCATAATGCATTGCAGTCTTTTTTAGTTCTGCCATTCTAGATATGTCATTCTTATCTGAAGGAATATTAAGAACTGATCCATTGCCATCTGTAAACCACTTACCATTTGCTTTTTTATATACATAAAGACCCCAGTCGTAATTCTTTTCAATTACTTGGCGTCTTACATTTTTTACAATTGGTTGACCAGTTTTTGGGTCTATTAGAGAATCCATAACTACAAGTATACCATATTAAACTGGATCAACAACTATTTGGTTCCATCCAACCTCATTGTAGGCTGTATACTTATAACTTCCAAACCTTAAAACCTTTTCATCATCTACTATAATCTTATTGGTTCCCGTATAACTCTTATAGACTTCAGATGGATTTACACCATAATAACTTGTTTCTGACAAAACTAGCACCTTATTCCAGTTAAATGACCCAACATTCCAGAATTTCCAATCTAAATCAGTAGAATTTAGAACCTTGACCCTAAACCAAGGTCTTTCAGATATGTTCTGAACCTCTTGAAGGTTTGTTGACTGATAGAAAGATATATTGTTGAATAGCAGTGGGCCAGTTAGTCTGATTGCTCCCTCGAAATATGAAAAATCTAGGCTATCTGCAAAACTAATGCCCAAGAATCCCCAGTCTTGAAGAGTAACGACTGGCTCTTTTACAATCTTGCCATTCCAATAAAATCCTATCCCGTCCTGCACAAGGCCAGTCTTTGAATCAATTCCATAGATTTTTGCTCGTCTTCCGCTTGGATCACAGGCAACGAGATAAAATTTAATATAAGATCCCTTACTCTCTATTTCAAAAATTTCTGTTGGTGCATATGGAAAATAGTCTCCATCAAACCTAATTGCAAGTTGCATTGCAATAACCTTAAAGCCTTCTGCTCTGCTTGAGTTAATTGGTATCATGAGACCCCTATTTACAAGTGGGTCATATTTTCCTTTTAACTGAATTCCGCTTGTCTTGGTTAAATAAAGATATGGAGACGATGCGTTATAAATTGAAAATGGATTATTCTTTTTAAAGTTATAGTAAATTCCAGTTTTTGTGTAAGGGTATATAGGAGTTCCAAAACGAGTTCCAATTGGGCTTGCATCAGATTCATTAAGGGCTTGTGATGCATACGACATATTTTTTATGCTGATATTGTTTACCTGAGAATTTTTTACATTTACATCTATATGTGTGACAATTGAAAGATCATTAAAATCAACTCCAGAAGGAGGATAGATAATCATATTATCAACAACCTCATACTTTGTTGTCATCCAGTCTGTACCTGGAATTAAAACCCCGTTTCTTGAAGGTCTTTCTACCTTAGTAAAATATGATGAAGTTGCATTTGCTCCAAGTTCTGTATATTGGAATGTTACATAGGTTTTTGCAAGTGAACCGTCGGTATCATACCTATAGTCTTTTGATATTTTATTTTTTAAATCTTCGTAATCATTGTAGCCAGTAAACAGGTAGTTATCCAAAGATTCATAAGTTCTTTGTATTGGCACACCGTACTCATTAGCAAGATCTGCATATGTCCAATCAACTGGATCAGTTTCTATAGCAATTGTTTTTGTTGGAATTGGATAGTTAATATTAAACTGGATAAAATCAAGATCAAAATATTGATCTCCTCTTTTATCAAAAACAGACTCTGCAAAATATGTTAGTGGAATATTATCTTCCCAGTACGCATTTGATGCAACAGCAAGAGTATACCTATCAAATAAAATATCAGGAACTAAGGTGTATGTTGCTATGTGTTCCACCAAAAAGTCTTCCTCTAAAAGTATTACTCCTCCGCCAGACACTGCTCCTGGGGATGTGTCTGTTAATGCTCCGTATGGTGGCAATGATGTGGTGTCGATACCTGCATCAATATCTATTAGTTGATTTGTTTGATAGGCAAAGAAAAGATCTTCATTTAGTTTTGGAACACCTATTTCATTAAACAAGTTTTTAATTTTTTGAAAGTTGTATTTTGTTGAAAATCCTATGTTATAAATCTTACCGTCAAACTGTTCTAAGTTGTTTTTATCTCCACCAACAAACATTCTTAAGTCTGAAAAAGATCCAAAAAAGTCTGATACAGGATTTCCAAAAACTTCTACAAACCTAGGAATGTTAACTCCCACCTCAAAGAATTCGCTTTGATTTAAAACTTCTGAAGAATAAAGAGTTTCTGATCGACCATTTACACTTATTATATATTTTAGTATATTGTTTTCTACCTGTATTTTAAAATAATTAGAAGTGTTTTCTTTTTCAATTTTGAAAAGTATTTGTGGTGTTGTTGCATTATTTTTTAACTGGAAGCATCCATAAAATGCTGATATAGGTGTTTTTAAAATATCAAAATTTTCAAAGAAAAGATATCCAGACACACTACTCCAGGAAGAGTTTGGCCTAAAAGAAAAATAGTCTTTGGTATCATAAAAGAAATTGGACTGATCTTCTATGCGATTAGCAAACTTGTTATCTTGAAATAACTCTGACGGTGTTTTAGAAGAAAGTATAATTTCTGGTAGTGGATGAGATATCACAGCAAGAGATTTGTTTGTTGTTGACATGTTGTCGCTAAAGCCCTGATTCCAAGAACCTGTTTTTGGATAAGAGTAATTGGCGGTGTAGTCTGCAAATGAGTAGTCGATTGAGACAGATGTTCCACTGTAAGATGTATTAATGTTCTCTGGAATTTCAACTCCTTGTCCAAAAACATATCTTCTTTTTGCAACTTGACTAGCAACTAAGTATGGATAAATTCCTACACAGTCTATATCTATAGGAGAAACATCTTCATAAGCATAAAAGCCTATCCAGTCCTGATCTTTTCCGTTTAAAAATTGTGATGGAAGTTCTGCAAGTTCTTGAGAATATGGAATAGAAACTACTTCTTCTCCGTTAATTAAAATAGAGGCATTATCTTTTCCAACCTTTAAATGCAAAAGCATAGGCCTTGTCCACTCACCTACGTAATTTGTAGAGTATTCGTTTCCAATTTTTAAACCTATTGCTGGACCATCTACATATATTCCATCAGAAGAACCTATTGGACCAATGATTCTTTTAGTTTCGTTTGTATATGAATTTATTCTAATCCAAGTTTCTAAAGTATATTGTTTATATTGTCCAGTCTTGTTTAGCATTCCAGAGCCAGGAACTATTAAAGATGGTAAGCCATTGTTTGCATATAAAGTTGTGTGTCCAGGTGTTCCGTAAACCAAAGGGATTCCAGAGTTTTTTGCTTTTAACATGTTTTCAGAAACAATGTAATACCCATTAAATTCTTGCAATCCATAACATTTAGCAACAATTCCTTTTTGTGGTGCAATCGATATTGTAGAAGGAATGTTTGTAGCGCTTATGCCCAAAGATGTTGAAGAAAACTCTTCTGACCACTGACCAAAAGTTATACCGTTTACTCTAAATGAATGATCTTGGTCTTCGTCTCCAACAAAGTTAATTTTAAAAACTATTCTAATATCTGTATCATCTGGCGGAGCATCAAATGTTTCTGATATAAAAACCCAGTTATTATTTATAACTGTGTCAAAATCTTTAACATGTGTTATTACTGTACTACTAGTTTGATCAATGTATTGATATCCAATTGAAAACCCTGAGATATAAGAACTTTCTGAATAAAAATACCCACCTACAGAAAATGTTCTTAGATAAGAGTTTAACTCTTTTACATTAACTATTTTTGGACTTACTGCAGTAATTGTTCCTGTTTTTGCTAATATTCTGTCAGCAGTAATCTTACCAACATAACTGTCAATAAATGGCTCTCCTACAGACTCAGAATATCTAGAAGCAGTTCCTCCATAAACCTTCCACAAAGAAAGATCTCTAGACTCTTCTGAAATTAAAGAAATATAGTCTACATTGTCATCTAGTGCCCACAAACCTATTGGGTGTTCTGCAAACACTTTTTCTGCATATAGGTTTGATGGAGTAGACATTATAGGTCTATTTTACCATAGAAGGCTACTTGTTTATTTTAATTTCACAGTAGTCTGTTGTGCAGTATGACTCACCTTGAGCCTCAAGATTATCTACACCATCGTAAATTGCACTAAAGTCAATATGTTTCAACTTGCCAATATATGACTCATATTGCTCTTCAGTAATTTGAGTGTATGGCTGTTGTGGGTATGTGTGATTTCCCATTGGAAGGAATGAGACTGCTTTAAGTTGTCCCTCATACATATGGAGTGCTGGAACAACATGCTTTGACTCTGTTTCCTTATCAAATGAAAGCGTTACAGAAACGCCATTATCGGACCAATACTTCTGAGCAGTTGCAGCAAGTGCAATCTTTTCAAATAATGTTACATCCTTTTCAGATCTTGGGTGACCTGACTTGATTGGGAAGTAAACTACTGATGTGTTTGCTGATACTACGTCATCTTCAATTGTGTACCCCGCTGCTTTGAACAAGTGAATCATTGGATCTGTGTTTCCAAATCGAACTGCACGAAGGAAGAAGTTTCCTCCAGGTCCCCAGTGAACTCCAGGAGTTGCACCTGAAAGAATTGAAACTGATCCTGATGGCTTAACTGTTGTTACACGAATTGATTCACGAACACAAAGCCATTCTGAATACTGATGGTCATAGTGACGGATCTTGTTGTATCCCTCATCCATCCACTCACGAACAATTGGTAAACCTTTTTGATCTGCAAACGATGCAATACCTGTTAGCGATGTACCAATGCGACGGTTGCGTTGCATGATACCGTTTGTTTGTGGCCAGTGTGTTGGAACAAGTGTCACAGTCTTTCCATAAAGGTATGCAAACTTCAGGGTACGCAGGAAGTCCTCCTTAGATTCATGACGATTTAAGTGCACTTCTACAAGTGTACATAGTTCGTATGATTCTAATGGCTGCTCCGCACATGGGTTAAATCCCATCACACGATAATCCTTACCGTCTGGCGCATCCTTTAGTCGTCCATAATTACGAGCAACATCAAGCCAGATAAAACCTGGTTCTCCGTTTTCAGTAATTAAATCTACATAGTCTTCGTACCTTGTTCCTACTTCTGCTGAAATAGAATTGTTAGACATCCAAGCCCAGCCTGGATTGTCTGGATCAAACGAGTTACGCTCTGGAAACATCTCTGAGTTCTTTAGGTTCATAAATGTTTCATCCCCTTCATTACCCAAAGCAAGAGTTGCTGATCTACGAACATTTCCTGATACCACACAGGTACCAATAAGGTTTACCAAGTCTACAATGGCACGAGAATCTAGTGTTTCTCCGCCTCTGGAGCCGATTACACGGTCTATCTGGTCATGTAACTTGATAAGAGGTGCAGGTCCTGATGCAACGCCTCCAAAGCCCTTAATGGGTGCTCCAAGAGGTCTAATCAAATCATAATTAAACTTCTGAATGCTTTGGTTTGCTCTTAGGTATGAGTTGATTAGAAGTCTGACTGACTCTACCCACCCTTCACGAGTGTCTGGAATTTCGAACACCTGTTCTGGTTCTGTTGGGGTATAGATTGAGAAATTCTTATCCTGTCCCACTGTATCAAACCCTACACCAATACCAAGCATCAATGCATCCATAACCCAAGCAAATAGGGCTCCTGGATCATTCTTGTCAAGGTCCTTTGTAGATACCATGGCACAGTTTTGTAGTGCTGCTGAGTTCTTCTTCTCCATAGTCATAGGAGTTCCAAATGCCCACATACCTCGTCCTGGTGGTGTCCACTTCAATTCAAACATTCTTTGGAATGCTTCTTGTGCAGACTTCTGTGCCTTGTAGTCATTCCATGGCAAGCGGTTTTCTTTAGCATGATTCTTTTGTACTGAATACATACCCTCGATTACTCGACGACAAACTTCATGCCATCTTTCTTTAGTTCCATCTTCCTTCATTCTAGAATATGTACGAATAAAAGTAATTTCTCCAAGTGAATTTTCTGCTGCATCTTTAAACCCAAATGGGCTTTCTTGGCTTTTGTACTTTTCTACGAAGTCCTCTGGAAGTTTAAAACTAAAAAAATCTGACATTTGTATCGTCCTTTCAAAAACGGATTAAGACTTAAGTATACCAGAGTTTTATAAAAAGCAAAACTCTACCTAAATCTATTGTTGAGAGTTTTACTTAAAGGTTTTCTTTTCCCAAAACTTAAGTCTATATCCATGCTGAAAACTAGATCTGACTCTTCCTCTTTGCTCTTCTACTTTTGCTGCTGAAAAGTTTTTATCTAATTCCATTGTCCATTCTTCTCTTTTAAATGGAAAAACCTGAAACATTGGTGTTCCTTGCTTTATAGTTCCCTTAAAATTCTTTTTTACTAAAAATGAAAGATGTCCGTCGGTAAAATAGTTGTCGGTGTCAACAACTGCATCAATAGCCTTTAATGGTGAAGGGCTTTGGTGAATTGGATTTGTAAAAAATGTACTATATCCTTTATCAGTTTGAACCATCCAGGTAGGATGAATTCTTAATATTTTGCTACAATATACATCTTTGTCTATAGATAAATGAGACACTTGCTCTTCGTGATGCTCGCTTAGCAATAATGTATAGTATTTGTTCATGTGAACAGGAAGTTGAACATTAATGTTTCCATCAGTAGTATCTATATGTATATCGCATGGCACTTTTAAAAGATATCCCATTGACATTGCATCAAAAAAGGGCTGACACTTTTTTACAGTAAGCCTAAGCATTCCTCTGTCAGGAATATCGCTTCCTGCAATACCTGGTTGTTCTTTATACCATGAAGGTATATTCTTTGTACCTGGTTCTGGCTCTGGAACAATATTTGTTAGCGCTGGATACATCTGCAAAAATCTAATAGTATTCATATAAGCCTCTCGTTTCTTTAATTATATCACACTAAAGGCTTTTCCACAAAAGTGGGTCCTGCAATTCAAGCAAGTGGTTTGGTGCAACATAAAAGTGTAGAATTCTTTCATCAGTTTCAACAACTGTTGAGTTCTCGACTCCCCCACAAACAAGAATAAGTTCTGTTCTTTTTGGCTCAATACTAATAAGACCACTATCCAAATACAAACTTTCAAAAATTCTACTAGTCTTATTTAAATAAATTTTACCATAAAAACTTAGATATTTTTTTGAGCCAGATGTAAACTTTACATCATTGTGAGTTAAAGGAATTTTTTCATCAGAAAACAAAATTCTATAGTCTTGCTTTTCATAGTTTATTTTATTTTTTTTACACATGTCTTTAACTAATGAATTTATTTTGATATCTACGTCGTCGTCTATAACTGTAAGAATATACTCTGTCATTCTACAACTCTTCTTCCAAAAAAAACATATGGGAAAACTGGTTGATCAAAAAAATCTTTTTTCATGTGAATTCCTATATCTATTCCTGGGTTATCGTATTTAGGAAGATTTGCAATTTCAGCAGCAGAGGCATATGCTTTATTTGCAAATTCTGAACCAGATGCATGGTAAACTGTTTTATTAAAAATGTTTTTTAACATTGTCATTCCGTATGCGCCACCTGCTATAGCAATACCTTTATTCCTCAATATGGGAGATACAAGAACTCTATCTGACTTTACATTGCCATCTTCGTCTGGTTTTCTCCACGAAGAATATGCGTCTGGATAATCATTTAAAATATACTTCCCAGTGTATACGGATCCGCTTGGATACTTGTCATTAAAATATATACAACATATTCCATCTATATCTGCAAGTGGGTGATTCTCAAAAAATACATAGTAAAACCATGCACCTTTTAGTTGTTCTGGATATTCAAATCCTTCAAGTTTTGACGCATCCCCAACTTTTATCACTATTTCTAGTTTTCTGTTTGATATCCGTCATACACTAAGAAATGATCTGTATAGAACATGTCATAAGGTTCACAGTTGATAGAAACAACCTGATGAGGCAAGTATGTAATAATCAAATCAGTAATAGCAACCCAAGTATTTGTGTCTGCAGACCATAACTCATCTGTGTTTAAAAGATCTATAGAAGCAATCATCTTTGCTTCGCCATCTCTTTTAACTAGCATGTAGTGAGATCCTGAATAGAATTCACCATTTATAGAAACAGACTCTTCTGCTGTTGTAGTTCCTATATGCATAATTGTTGTTTCTTTATCAGGTACCATAGAAAGGTTACTTGGATCCCCTGACCAATTCTGAACATCTTCAAGTGTAAAGTTGATTCCCAAGCCAGGAACTTCTGTTGAAACAAGAACATCTCCTACTTTAAGATTTATTGCCTGAGTATATCCACTTGTAGTCAAAACCAATGTATCTACGCTTACAGATTTTCCTCCGAAATCATATGCACCGAATGCACCGAATGCTCCGAATGCACCGAATGCACCAAAGGCACCGAATGCACCGAATGCACCAAAGGCACCGAATGCACCGAATGCACCGAATGCACCGAATGCTCCGAAGGCTCCAAATGCTCCAAATGCTCCAAATGCTCCGAAAGCACCGAATGGCTGACATCCAGGAGCGTTTGATTCAAGAAGTCTAGGTGAACAGTTTGCATTTGTACATGGGTCATACTGATACTGATAATAATCTCTTCCAGAACAGAAACCAGCATCGTCATCCTGACAGCAAGGCTGTGGCGCTGCTGGTACTGGTACTGGCGCTGGTGCTGGCACTGGCACTGGGACTGGTACTGGAGTTGGTGCTGGCACGAAACCAAATGCACCGAATGGGGCAAATGAGAATGCTGTAGTAACAGATCCTGATGAAGAGGATGTGTCAGAACTTCCGTTTGCGTTATCTGCACGGACTGTATATGTCTGTGCTGTTCCCTGCTCTTGTCCTACAGAAACCGATGTTGATGCTGTATTCCCTGATTTTCCATCAGAAGATGACCAGAAATAGTTAGTAATTGCTTTTCCACCATTTGATGGTGCATTCCATGAAACTGAGTCTGTACCAGCAGATGGAGATGATGCTGATGGTGCTGAAGGAGTTGCTGGAACAGTGGTAACAGTTATAGAAGTTGATGGAGAAGATGCTGCTGATGTTCCATATGAGTTAGTTGCTGTTACAGTAAATGTTGGATATGCGCCTGAAGCAATTCCAGACACAACAATTGGAGAAGATATCCCTGTCATTATTTGTCCTGTACTTGATGTTACAGTAAAGGATGTAGCAGCAGGTGATCCCGCTGGTAGTTCAAAAGCAACTGTTGCTGCTCCATTGTTAAATGCACGATTTGTTCCTACATCTGTTGCAACAACATTTATTGGTGCTTTTGGCTCTAAGAAGTCGTTTGCCGACTGACTCATTCTACCTGCTTGCTTTGACATGGTTATTCTCCTTTAATTTTTATTACAGGGACAAGTCGCCGAAGACTAGCCATCCTGTTGAAATTTTTAGTGCTGTTACAACTGAGTTTGTAGTTCTAAACTTAAGTCCTGGTGTTCCAACTACACCATTTGCGTTAGCAAACTGTGCACCTGTTCCAGTGCTTTGCCAGAAGTCGATTGACTGTCCAGTTGAATATCCAGTTGAAGGAAGGGTAATTGTTACTGCACCATTTAGTGGAATAAACTTATCTGCTTCACCTGCTGCAAGAGTTGTGTTAGAAGCAACCTCTGATGCAATTGTTGTTACAGATGGAACTCCCAACTTTGTCTGTGTTCCGTCTGAAAATACGATACCAGATGATGGAGTTACGGTTGTTGCTTCAAGTGCTCCAACCTGTAGTGCATCAAGTGATCCCTGTGTAAAGTCTACTGTTGTTGAAGGTTCTGTTGTAACTCCCTTAAACAACTTCCACTTGTCTGCAGAAACATCTCTTACGATACCTGAGTGCTTGTTTGCACCATCATTGTATCCAACCACAATACCTAGGTCAACTGTATTTGCTGCATTTTGGTGAGCAAGTTGGACTAGGTTATCTTCGATTGTGATAGATGTTGCAGATGCGCTAAACTGTGTACCGTTAACTGTTAGGTTTCCGTCAACAACCATGTTACCGTCAACTTCCATGTTGCCTGTAAATGTTTGGTTTGCTGCATTCTTATATGCTAATTGTGTTGTATCTGAGATACCGTGAACAGATGTTGTGTCTGCTTCGTGTGTTGAAACAGCGCCATCTGTATATGTCTTTGTCGCAACTGTGCTGTCTATATCAAATTCTTCGCTGACTGCATTCCAATCAATTCCTGCACCAGCAAATGATGACATGTCTATAGTCACACCTAGAATAGCAGTTGAAAGATCTGTCTGAGTTACCAAATCTTGTGTGTCTGCAATGCCATGGACATTCTGTGTTTCAAGATTGTGATCTGAAATCTTTGTATCTGCTGCTGCGCCTGCATCTGTAATTGCTTCAGTCTTTGCAGTATCAATTGCTAATGCTTGTGCTGTAGATACTGGCTTTGAGTCATCTGCTGTGTTATCAACAGAAGCAAGACCAATTGTAGCCTTTGTTACTGCTGCAACTTCTGACTTAAGTGCAAGATCTGCTGTGTTTGCGATACCGTGAACATTTAGTGTTAGATCGTTGTGAGCAGAAACTGCATCTTCAAGATCTGCTACGTATACAAGGTTTGCTGCATTTGTAATTCCGTGCACACTTGTTTGTATTGATGCGTGATCAGAAATCTTGTTATCTGTTTCTCCTAGTGCCTCTTCCACAGCATCTGCTCTTGATGTATTAATTGCAAGTGTCTGTGCTGAAGAAACAGGCTTGTCAGCATCTGCTGTATTGTCAACATTTCCAAGTCCTACTGAAGACTTTGTAAGTGCTTCTACTGCGGTTGATACCTTTGTATCTGCTGCTAATCCTGCTGCTGTGATTGCCTCTGTCTTGGCATTTGCCACATTTGCTGTGGTTGCTAGAAGGGAGGTATCTGAAATACCATGTACGTTTGTTGTCTTCTCTGTATGAGTTGTAATTGCTGAAAATACTGAGTTGCTTAGACTCTGGATGCTTGCTGCTGCATTAAGTGTGCCAGAATCAAATTCTGTCTTTGTCACTAGGGCTGACAAGAAGTCTTCATTATTGTCTAGCGCTGCTGCGATCTCTGACAAAGTGTTTAGAGTTTCTGGAGCCATGCCAACAACTGATTGAATCGCTGCTGTAAGTTCTGCTGCATTAGCAAAATACTCTAACTGGGACCATGTGCGTGTTCCATCACCCATTTTAAATTTACGGGTATCAGTTTCAAAACCGATTTCACCTGCTGCCAATACTGGGTTTGCTGCCGTCCATTGGGCTTGCAATCCTCTTCGCTGTTGCATTCTTGTTGCCATGTTTAGTTCTCCTTAGTACGGGCTGCGTACGTATTCTTTGTAATTATACCACTAAGTTCTTGCATTATCTTAAACTCCCCCGCCATCAAGGACAAGGTTTAGACTTGCAATATCTTCTATTGCTGCCTTAACAAATGCTGTTGTGGCAACTTGTGTTGTATCAGTTCCAACTGAAGCAGTTGGTGCTAAAGGTGTTCCAGTAAAAGTTGGTGAATCCTTTGGTGCTTTTAGATCAAGTGCTGTGTTACGAGCAGTTGTTTCTGTAGCAACCTTGGATGTAGCGTCTGTTGCTGCTGCAGCGATTGCTGCTTCTGCTGCAGCGTTTGCTTTTGCAGTAGCATCTGCTGCTGATACAGAGATTGCTTCTGACTTAGCATTTGCTGCCTTTGTAGTTGCATCTGCTGACGCTGTGGCCTCTGCAGCAGTCTTTGCTGCGTTAGCCTTTGTAGTAGCATCTGCTGACGCTGTGGCCTCTGCAGCAGTCTTTGCTGCGTTAGCCTTTGTAGTAGCATCTGCTGATGCTGTAGATATAGCCTCCGACTTAGCAGTTGCAATGTTTGTTGTTACTGTAGAGAAAAAGTTTGCATCGTCGCCAACTGCTGCTGCTAGTTCGTTAAGTGTATCTAGAAGGCCTGGAGCACCACCAATTAAGTCTTCAATCGCTCCTGCTGCGTCTGCGGTAAAGTAGATTAGGGAGGCCCAGCGAGTTGTTCCATCACCAATCTTAAATTTATTTGTATCAATTTCAAAACCAATTTCTCCTGGTGATAGGATTGGGTTTGCAGATGTCCACTGCGCTGCAGTGCCTCTTCGTTGCTGTTGTCTTACTGCCATTTATTTTTCTCCTTATGGGGGCTGCCCATTTACTTATATTATTATAACATCCAATTTTTAATTGAAGTTATCTATTGCTATTCCGCCGTCTCTGGTAGAAGTAAACTCTGTGTCTGATGCATTTCCAGAATCTGAAACAGAAGTCATTGGGCTATCAAAAAACCCAGAATCTACGAACATGCTTACAATTAGGCCTGTGCCATCAATTGCTGTATCATGAATGTGATCTGGAATATTATTTGTATCATCTATGGTTGCTTGGGTATACCAAGTTCCGCCATAATAAAAATTAACTCTGTTGGTTAGAGTGTCTAACCACTGTGTTCCGTTAGTTGGTGAAGAAGGAGCAGTTGGACCAACAGCCATAGATCCTGTTAATGAATCTACGTACTCCTTAGTTGCTGCATGTGAAGCAAGGGTTGGTTCCCCTACTGTTACTGCACCTCCGAATGTACCGCCGTTTGCTACGACTAGTCCATTCTTGACTCTGAAGTCTTTGTCGACTGTTGTCATTTACTACTCCTTCTTCCAACTATTTTTATTTTTTATTACTTAAGTAGTGTTCCAGCAACAGTAATTGTTGAATTATTGTTGACAGTTGTTACCATAAGTTGTACAAATCTTCCACCCATGTACGGTGAAATTTGTGCTGAGATTGATGATGCTGAACCATTTGTTCCAACAATCCCATACTCAGTCATAGCAATGTTGTCATTAGCATCAAGAGTTAAAAGTACCTTTGAGATTTCTGTATGATCTCCATAAGCAACCTTTACAAGGTATTCTGCTGAACGATAAACTGACTTCTCAAAATTGTATGCTAGTTGAATTCCTGCTGTTGGTGCTTCAGTAGTTGCTGCAAACTGCTTAGAAACTGAGTTTATATCAACTTCTGTAAAGTTTGGAGTAACCCCTTGAAGAGCAGTTACTGCACGTTCATTTGTGAAGTAAAGATTATCTTCACCTTCAACAAGGTCATCAGTTGTAGAATCTGCTACACCGTTTTCAGCGGTGATAACAATTCCGCCACCAGGCTGTGCATCAATTGTAATGTTAGTCTTTGTTGCACCAACCAAAAGGTCTGTTGCTGAAGACTTAGCACGAGCATCTGTGAAGTATAGGTTTCCTGCTTCTGCAATATCGTCTGTATCAAGTGCATCAGCGTAAGCCTTTGCATCTACTTCAGCCTGATCTGCATAGTTCTGGTAAGCAGTTGTAATTGCTGTCTCACGAGTATCTGTGTAAGCCTTAGCATCTGTTTCTGCTTGGTCAGCATATGTCTGGTAAGCAGTTGTAATTGCTGTCTCTCTGCCATCTGTGTAAGAGTTTGCTGTAGTTACTGCACTTGATTCTGCTGTATTGGCATAACCTTGTGCTGTTGAAAGAGCAGTTGTGATTTCTCCATCTGTGTATGCATTAGCATTTGTTTCTGCAGTTGTTGCATCTATTGATGCTGATAATTCTGCTGCTGCTTGTGCTGCATCTACGTAGCCCTTAGTTGCTGCATGTAGGTTTAATGTTGGTGCACCTGGAAGTGTTAAATCTCCAGTCATTGTGTCGCCAGACTTTGCTACTCTACCAGCAACGGCTGCTGCTGCATCAGTTGCATAGTTTGGATTATCTGCAATTGCTTGAGCCAACTCATTGAGTGTGTCAAGAAGTTCTGGTGCTTGTCCTACAAGTGCTGCAACTTCTGCATCTGTGTATGACGCAGCATCTGCAATAGCCTGTGCTTTAGCAGTTGCAATAGCAGAGTTACGATCTGCAATTTCTGTTCCAATTGCTGAAGTTATTGCTGAGTTACGATCTGCAACTTCTGTACCGATTGCAGTTGAAAGTGCTGCTGCTGCTGTTGCTTCTGCACCTGACTTTGCGTTGTTAGCCTTTGTGGTTGCATCTGCTGAGGCTGTTGAGACTGCATCTGCTTCTGCCTGATCTGCGTAAGCCTGAGTTGCAAGAACATCTGAACCCCACTTAACAGAAGATCCTGCTGCTGGAGTAAGAACGATATGAGAATCAGAATTGATTGTCATTGCTCCTGCGCCAGTGAAGTTAAGTGTATCTCCAATAGTCTTATTTGTTAATGTTTGTGTATCTGTTGTACCAACAATTGCTCCAGTTACACCGTGTGTTGATGTATCTGCTTCGTGAGTTGCAAGATTAGTTGCTGTTGCTGATGTTACTCCAGAAATTGTTCCTGCTAGTGCATCTTGTGCTCTTCGTTCTGTGAAGTAAAGGTTTGTACCTTCTGTAAGATTTGTTGTTGAGTGGTTTGAAATATCTGATACTTGACCAGTTACGTCACCGACTAGATCTGCTGTAACCTGAGTTGCAGCAAAGTTACCATTAGCATCACGCTTTACAACCTTGTCTGCTTCATTAGCAGATGTTGCTGTACCGCCGATAAGACCAACAATGTAGTCTTGATCTGGTTGTTTCTTTGTAAGAACGTCAAAACCGTTAACTGTCGCTGTTGTACCTTCAACAATTAAGCCACTCTTAATTTTAAAATCTTTATTTACTGTTGCCATTTTTTATATCTCCTTAGTTATGCCTTAAGTCCAATTCGTGCGAAACGAACTGTGACTGGCTTGATCGCAGGGTCTGGAGTGACTGTTAAGGCCACGGTATTTCCAGAGCGAGAGACATTAATGGTGCCAATATTCCCATCATTGTCGATTGTGCCGTATTCGCTGACATTTACATTTGTACCGTCAACGAGAATTGTTAGTTCGGTTGCATAGAACTTGTTGTCCCCTGCAGAGGTCTTTGATATTGAAACAATATACTTGACCATGCGCCAAACTGTAGCGTCAAAGTTATCAACAACAGTTACGTTCTCAATACCATTGATTGTGTTTTCATTGTTACCTGCTGAGCCCAGGTCTGTTGCCTGTGCTGAAGCGGTATCGATTAAATCTTCATAGTTTTCTTGAGTTGGTCTATCTCCAGTTTGGAATAGAGCCTTAACTGATGGAATTGATACTTTAGCCATGTCGTAATTATAACATGTGTTTTAATAAGACTATTAAAGAATATAGTTGCTGTAGCCAATAACCTGCAGAGGAATTCCTGGGGTATTTCCCAAACCAATAGCCACAATCTGAATGGCTGAAAACTTAACCCTAAATGGCAGTATATCCGTTACTAATGTGTTTCTTGTAAAATCTTCTACTTGAATTAAAGGATAGTCAATAGGAAAAATTCTTTTGGTTTTACCATTAAGTTCATCAAGTATTAATGCTGTTGCCATTAATCTGTTACATCTTCAAGAATCTTCATGCTACCCTGGCAAACTGTCCAAACTCTTGATGGATCGCTAACCTGAATATCAAAGATGTCTCCTGTTTGTAAGACATTGGATTCTTCTGCTGTAAGCCAAACTGTAAACTCTCCAACTAGATCATCTTCATCTGCAACTGGATGTAAAGCCATTATTGTTGTAGCATTATCTGTAATTACTCCAGGAGTAGAATTTGGTCTTTTAATCTTCATAGCAATATCCCATTCAGACCCAGGACCTTTTAAAATTAAAGGCTCTTTGGCATCATCAGTTACATAAACCTTAAATCCAGAAGTATCTCCACGAACCACAGTCCAAATAACTGTTGGTGGTGGGTTTCCAATATTGTATAGTGACTGAGATCCTCTTAAAGTTGCCATAATGTTATTATATCACGATAAACCGTCCTTGAGTGCTCCCCAAGTACCGTTTCCTTTTGTTTGAACAATTATCATTCCGCCATTTGTTTTTAATCCTGAAACTCCAACTACTCCAACATATCTTGCTGGGCCAGTAGTTGGTCGTCCTGAAACAAGAGATCCATTAACTCCCACATATATTTTTGTTCCAGCAACTCCTAGTTGACTTGTATTCATTTGTATAATTCCAGAAACTACAACAGTTCCGTTTCCTCTATCTTCATCTCCAGCAGCAAGCATGTCTGATTGCATTAAACCAAGTATGGGAACATCTGGATTGTGAGTAGGGCTTGATGGATCATATTTTAATACAGTTGGAACCATTTGTCCATTATAGGAGACTGTTCCAGAAATAAAAACTGGAGTTCCTGCCAAAATAGGAGTTGAAGAACTTGCATTTCTTACAAGCGATGTGACACCTGTCATTCCTAGCGGTGGCAAAATATCATTTAAAGCATCTACTAATGTTTTAATATCTCCATGCACATTTACAGGATCTGACGCAAGAGGATACTTCATATTAGGATAGTTAATTGATCTGCCTGTAGCCATAATCTTTATTATACCACCCTCTAAAGTTGACTTTTGATAAAATTTTGTGTTATACTTGGTAGTAACACCTACCAGGGTGTTATTGTTTTCTAAGGAGGAAACTATGATTAAATTTATCGAAAGAAACAAAGAGATCATTAGCACACTCAGTATTGTATTGTTAGTAGCGATATCTTCTAATGCTGCTAATGCTACAACAGAACTAAGTACAAAAAACAATCTTAGCCTTGAACAGGCTCAGACATCGGAAACCGCCTCGAAAGAGGTTTTTTTGGTTTCTAAGGCTAAAAAACTAGAGAGTTTTGAGAATAAGGTTTCTCTAACTGATTTAGAACTAAAAGAACTGCTTTCGTTAGTAGGCTTCAAGGGGCAAGACCTTGTTGTGGCTTGGGCAGTTGCTAAAAAGGAGTCCAATGGGCGACCACTGGCTTTTAATGGCAACCACAAGACTGGTGACTCATCTTATGGTATGTTTCAAATTAACATGATCGACAACCTTGGTCCTGATCGTAGAACTAAGTTTGATCTTGAGTCAAACGCTGAACTATTCAATCCCGTCAAGAATGCAGAGATTGCATACTATATGACTAATGGTGGAGAAGATTGGTCTTCTTGGAAGGGCATTACCCCAAGAACTAAATATTGGATGAGTAAATTTCCTAAGTAATATATCAAATTAGGACCCCTCTTAGGAGGGGTTCTTTTTTGTTTCCTGAAGTATCCAATTATAAGTTTTTTCAATTCCCTCTCTAAGGGATAAGGAATAGTCCCAGCCTAGTCTTTCTCTGACCAAGTCATTATTAGAATTTCTTCCTCTTACTCCCAAAGGTCCAGGTATATGCATTTTACTTAAAACCTTGCCCTCAATACTGCAAGCAATATCAACCAGTTGATTTATAGTAACCATTTCTTCAGAACCTATATTAACAGGACCAGTAAAGTCTGATTGCATCAGTCTTCTTGTTGCTTCTATGCATTCATCTATGTATAGGAATGAACGAGTTTGCTCTCCATCCCCCCAAATTTCTATAGAGCCGTCTGCCTGTATAACTTTTCTACACATTGCAGCAGGAGCCTTTTCTTTTCCACCATCCCAAGTTCCTTCTGGGCCGTAAATATTGTGATATCTGGCAATGGCCACTGGGATCTTATTGTTTCTGTTAAAGGCTAAGAACATTCTTTCACTAAACAGTTTTTCCCAGCCATACTCGCTGTCAGGATCTGCAGGGTATGCGTCAGACTCTTTGAGTCCAGGATTATTGACATCCAACTGCTTATAGTCAGGATACATACAGGCAGAACTGGAATAGAATATCTTAGTCTTGTTAATGTCATATTTTGCATTTAGTCTTGACTGGGCTCTAAGAAGATTAAGGTTTATCAAGGCAGAGTTTTCCATAATCTGAGAATCATTGTCTCCAGTAAATATATATCCCGCACCACCCATGTCTGCAGCAAACTGATATATTTCATCAAATCCTGTGATTAACTTATACGGAATCTCATTATAAAAGTTTCCCTGATACCCCTTAAACTGGATTGCCTTTTCAACATTTTCATAAACAGAAAGATCTCTTTCGATAAACTCATCTGCTTGGGTATTGGAAAAATCTGGATGTTTTAGATCAACACCTCTAACCCAATACCCTTCAGACTTAAGTCTGTTAACCATATGGCTACCGATAAATCCACCTGCACCAAACACTAGCGCTGTCTTCATTACTTCCTCACAATTCTGTTAATTAAAGTATATATCAATATTTTAAATTAACCCAGATATTTGTTTTTCCCAAAACTCAGAAACATGCAAATGCCTGTGAAGTCCAGGGTGTGGCCAGTGCGCTCCAGGACCTTTTAGTCTTCCATAGTTATAAGGGACTTTGTGGTAGTCGTATGCGTGATCAAATATATCTGGGTATTGATCTTTATACTCTTTGTGGCATCCCTCCCAATCTATCATTTCAAAGTGAGGAGGCAGTCCAGATATATCTTCTGGATTACATCCAAACTCAAATGCTGTAGGAAATTGTGTTTTTGTTGTGTCTGTAACATAATGCCTAAAATTAGTCTTTAGAAATTGCTCATCTTCTTCTGTTATTCTATTTGACCATGTAGTCCAAATTAGTTTAATATCATTAGATTCACAAAAAGCCTCTAGCATTTTAATGTGATCTAGATTTTGATAATAGACCCACTCATATGGTAAAATTTCTTCATAATCCCAGGGTGCTGTTGCTTTTGTTTTTTTCTCTTTGTGATTAATGTACCACATATGCATTGAATTAGCATCTTGACTAATAAAATAAAATCTTTCAAAGTTAGCAAAATGTGCAAGGACTACTTTTGGTTTATATTTGTATTGGTGAATCATTCCAAAAAAACTAGACACTAATAAGTTAGCAGATGCTCCAGAGTAAGATATGTTTCCAATAGGTCTATTAATTTTATCTGAAAGAATATTACTCCATCTAAGATTTTCTGGCATTCCTTGTCCCAAGGTTAATGAGCACCCTAAAACTACAATTTCTGGATTTGTAGAAAATTCTATAGATCTTAGTCCATCACTATTCCATACATAATTATATTCTGGTCGCTCTACTTCTGAATGTGATGCTAATATTGCATTAGTATGAGAATAATTTGAATTAGGATGTTTTCTATTGATTCCACAATAGGGGATTACTCTTGGGCTAAATATATCAAACAGCATTAATATGTATACCCACCTTTTTTAATTTTTCTATACTTTCTCCACATTTTAAATTTATAAATAGTTCTTTTTAGCATTTTGACTCTGGCCACTCTCTCCACCACATTTTTCTTCCATCGTCTAGTGGGTACTTATTCCAAGAATATGGGGTACCAACTTCTTTTGAAGGGCTGTCAAAAAAGTCCCAGGTCTCTATGCCTTTTTGATTTCTATTTCTATGAATATATGCAGTATATGTGCTTCCTGATGTACCGACAAAATTTGTAGCATGATGCATTACCAAGTTGCATATAAGACCAAAAACAACTTCGTCTTGAAATGGTAGAGCCATAAATTCATCTTTAAAATTATTTACAATATACTCATCTAGTAATATAAACCTGTGCTTATTGTCTTGAACCATTTTGTGTCCTGGCTCACATGTTGTTAAAACTATTGGAAGATTATTTTGTGCAAACTTATCTAACCACAACTCAAACATTTCTTGCTTTGTTTCAAACATCTTAACATGGTCTGAAAGCCTTAAATGCATTCCCTGAAAATGTCCAATTGAGTAATAGATCTTGTTTGCTAGGTCAACATATTCTTTTTTAAATCTAACCGAAGAAATTGCTTTATTAAGGCTATCAGTCCTTTTATAAAAAAATCTGGAATACCATCCAAGTGTAAGTTTTAGATGAAGCGTCTTGTCTAGTGGTAGCCTTTTTCTTCCTTCTGCAAAATATTTTTCATCATCAGAGATATCTTGCTGGTTGCTATAATAAAAATTATTTAAAATATCTTCAATGACCAACTCTTCTTGCTTGAAGTGATCTATTTTTTCATTAATAAAAACTAAATTTGAGTCAAAATCCATAAGATCTAAAAGATGTGGATATTGATCTGGATTTGTAAATCCTTCTCTTTGTTTATTATAAAACCTGCTAGGAGTAAAGATTGGAATGTTGTCAGTATTGTAAAGTTTTTTGTCTGCAGTATATTGTGCATAGTGAACTGTTACTGGGATATTTAGTTCATGAGAAAGACCTGTTGCCAACTCAAGACTCATTACCTGATTTATTAAACCTGTGGGGTTGTACAACTGAAAAAATAACTTATTCATTTACATGCTTTCAGTTTTTGGTTTTTCGTTATTGTCTGTTTTTCTAATGTCTGTATATAGGTATTGTGGACCATGTTTAAAAAACCAATGGTCTGGCTCTGTATAAAAGAAAAATGCATTAGACACTAAATTTGTTGCTGGGTTTGGAAACTCTTCTCTCCAGTGCTCTTGATCATTTCCATAAGAAAAAACTGCATCATTTTCTTCTGCTTCAAACTTCACTCCTTCTACATAAAAATCCCACGGAGTTTTATGGAAAATTGTGTAATTTATGTGATATGTACATGCATTGTCATCTTTATGCTTCCATAGCCTTGCCTTATCTCCCTCATAGATGCTAAGAACGCACCATGATGGAATTAATGTGTTTGACTCAAATTCTTCTCTTGCTAATGGCAAAAGCATTTCATGAAACTTTCTAAGTGGTTCTATGTTTGGTCCGTGTGTATTATCCCAAATTGTCCATTGGTGTCTTCCAAATCCTTGATCATATGTGCTTTTGTCTGTTGCCCATAAACCCATTGCTAGGTTTTGTAAATCTTTATGCTCTTTTGGTGGAAGAACATTTTTTAGTAAAAATGGATCTTTCATTTTTTACCACTTCCCCAGTGGACAAACTGCTTTTTCTAACTTTGTTTTTCCTGCCATAAAACATCCACACTTTTTGCATTGTTTTGTTAACTTTATTAGTTCTGGACATGCTTTACAAATAGAGTATCTTTCTTCTGCTTTTTCTTCGCTTGCCCATTCTGTATTTGGATTTATCATATCCCATGGACGTGACTCTCCAAGATTTTGTTTATATTTTTGCCAGGGAGTAAGTTCTTCACTCATTTACAAACTCTACTCTATACTTGTTTAATATAGACTCTGCAACGACCTCGCTAATTCCGATATTAAAATTCTCTCCATCGAATGTATACTTTAGAATATGTCTCTGTGAATTTGCTGGACTAGGCTCTATTGTATATTCTAGACTGTCAACATTCTTAAAAAAATGATCCAAACCATTTTTACCGTTGACCATAATGTATAGGTTTTCCTCTTTATAAATGTTTATTTTCATAATAACAATTGTACCATATCAAATAGACATAGTCAATGCTTCCTATGGCTACCATATTTCCTATTTAGACAGCGGGACAGGCCGTGTCTAAGCGTTTTCTATACTATAGACGTAGTCGTAAAGTTCAAAGTCAATTTCGTTTAAATCCAAAAAGTCTGCTATATCTTGGTCTGACAAAGAAGACTTGAGTCCAGCCGTGGTATATGTTTTTCTTCCAATTTTGAGAGATGAGTCATTTATGCTGAAAATTTCAGTATTTAATACCTTAACATCTAGGTCTTCATAGTTTTCGTTAAACCAGTCAACTAGTTTTTGAATAAATTCATTTACCTTGTTGCTTGTATTAACAATATCAAAACTATCAATATTTTCTTTAACAAGTTCAAAATTAATATCTAAATCCTTTAGATACCACTGCTTTGATCTAGTCAAGTAATCTTCTTCTTCGTTTTCTGGAATATCCTTGAACATATTCAACTCTGGTTCAGAACATATAAACTTTGATTGAATATTCCTGTGGGAAATGTAAAGTGGATCTTCAAATAGGTAATATTTTAATCTTTCTTCCATTGTTGCCAAAGACGTATACTCTTCTCTGCTAGAAAGGACTCTGTTATATATATACAAGAAGTTGCTAATTGCACGATCAAGTGGATCTCTTACAAGTGTTGCAACAGAAATATTCTCAATTTGTGAAATTGGATATCTTCCTAAATGCCCTTGAATAAATGCGTATTCAGAAGAAACATCGCTATGTGGTGGTGGCGTTGGTGGATATTTAGATAGATTGTTTGCTATCAAAAATTGAGCAAAATTAACTCCTACTGTCATTCCAGCAGTTTTTGGTATATGCAAAAAATACAAAGTTTTATTTGTTGTCATTTTATCCTCTATCCATTAAGTATATCATGTTGATGTATACCCTATAAAGTTACCGCAGTTATCATAAACACAAACATTTGGTGGGCATGATACAAATGTTACTTGTCCGTTATAAGTACATCCAGATGCGGTTGGTGTTGGTGCTACAGGTGTTGGTGCTACAGGTGTAGGTGCTACAGGCGTAGGTGCTACAGGAGTAGGAGTAGGGACTCCACAGAAAGTTCTTCCTACATATCGTGGTGAACAACTAGAAGATGTGCAAGGGTCGTATTGGTAATTATAGTAGTCTCCATAGCCATCTGAGTTTACATTTGTACAGAATCCAGCGTCGTCATCCTGGCAGCATGCTTGTGCTACAACAGGTATGGGTGTAGGCGCTACAGGTGTAGGCGCTACAGGTGTAGGTGCAACTGGTGCTGGAGCAGTAGGTGCAGGGACACAGCCTAGGGAGTTAGTCTCTAGTAATCTAGGTGCACAGTTTGATCCTGTACATGGGTCATACTGATATTGGTAATAGTCTCTTCCTTGACAGAATCCTGCATCATCATCTTGACAGCATGGTTGCCCTGCAACTGGTACAGGTGTAGGTGTAGGTGCTACAGGTGTGGGTGTTGGTGTTGGTGCAACACCGCAGAAACTTCTTCCTAGTGAAACATCTGGACATCCATCAGTCCAAGACTCCTGATAAGCATCTCCATAACCTTGAGCGTCAACATTTAAACAATAAACAGGAGCATCTACATAGTCACACTCTAGTGCTACAGGAGTTGGGGCTACTGGAGTTACTATAGGAGTTGGGGCTACTGGTACTGGTGTTGGTTGGCTTGCAGGGTTTGCGGTAAATGTTACAGACCCAGTTGCACTAGTATATCCAGCCTTAGAGACTGTTATTGAAACAGTATATGACTGGTTAGGAGTTAGGTTTTCAGAAATATATTCTTCTGGAAATTCTATATTTCTAGTTCCCATATTTGATGAATATGTTGCATCAGAATCAAAATTTGTTATATTAAATGTTGCATAAACTGATCCTGGGTAAACCTGCCATCCAGTGTATACCGCAATCGATGGGGTTGGCAATGTAGGAAGAGCAGTTGGTGTTGGAATAGGTGTTGGAGTAGGTGCTGGAGTCGGTGTTGGAGTTGGTGTTGGAGTTGGTGTTGGAGTAGGTTCAGGGGCCGTAGGTATTGGTGTAGGTGCTGTTGGTGTAGGTG